CAAACTATCTTCAATCATTCTTAATTGATTCAATGCCTTGATTGCTTTATGCATATATGATAAACAAGTTCCTTTGTTACGATCAAACAAACCTGATGTTACATAAGTTATTGAATCTTTAGCAATCTTAATGTTCTTTTCGCGGCCAGATGCAACAGGTGACATAACACCTATTGGATAATTTGGTTTTGGTGTATAAACATAGTATTCTTCAATATCTGGATAGGCAGATTTGTTAACATCTTTCAGATTACTATAGTCTACTAAACCATTTCCGGGTTTTGTACTACTATTTTTCTTTTCTTGCCTGACGAATTTCATCTTCATCGGGTCAATATATCTCAGTTCCTGTATTCCATCTTGAGGTCTTTTGACATCAATAACCTTCATATAATATAATCTTCCATCTACATACCAGTTTCTAAAAATCTCATGAGACTTCTTATCGAAGTCCATTATTTCTTTTAAATGTCTAAATTCTGCTCTAATTTTATCTTTTAAACCATCACTTGCATTTACATTTGATAATTCAATTTCGATTGGTGAATCGTAGAGATCACTCACAATCGCTTCATTTACTACATCTTCGATAGCATTGTCACACTCAGGGTGCAAGGCCATTTCACGATATCTTTTAATGAGATCGTACTCTGTTTTATATACTCCTTCTATATCAACATACTGACCATAAAAACCAGACTGTATAAAATAATCGACCCCATCCTCATTGTTCTGAGGAACGGGGGCGACTACTGAATCAGGTTTTTTATCTGAATCATCAATAGAGAAACCAAAAAGTTTAGGCATTGTATAACGTCTTTATATTCTATTATACACTATTTATCAAATAAATCAACGTCTAGTTGATTGCCTCTCCACCAGCATTAGCTCCGGTGCCCTTGATTGCTTCCCACCACTGGACTTGGAATTCAGTTGTAAACTCTTCAACACTATCAACTGTTTCGTAACTTAGGTCGATTGCACTGACGTTTGTTGGGAATACATCATGGAACTTATAGGTTCTGAGTGTAGATCCATCACGATCTAATTGATGAACATATGCATCTGGTTGATACAATGCTGGATCTTGTGCTCCAGTTGCATCTTCCATGCTATTAATGAAGTCCATCCATTTTTCCATTGCGGAACGAATGGAGAAGTCAACATCATTAATAACTGTGACTGTCCATGTGTCAAAGGTTCTGTCACCAGCGATCTTAAGTATCCTACCTCTGAAGTTAACTTCAATCGGTGTGATATTAGATGCAGGTAATTGAGCAGCTTTAACCAAGAACCTTGATTTTTCTTTTACGTCATTCTCGATCGCGATTGGATCTGGGAATACGAGTTCCACCTCAAACAGATTCGGTCTTGCACCGCCACCGGCCATCTTGCTCTTGAAGTCGGTGATCGTTCTTAATGGTGGTCTGTTAAATTGGGTTGCCATTTTTGTTAATTACCTCTAGTTAAACAGTTCCAATAACTTCATCGAACGAGATGCCAGTTCTTGTAGCAACGAAGGTAAGACCAATAAAGTTAATTGACCTTGCAGGTTTGATGAATATATCAGCGATAAATTCATTACTATCTATGATAGCAGCAGTATTATTTGTTTCATCACAAACAACTCTGAAGTCAAAGATACCTCGTTTGGACTGAACATCACGAAGGAATGGTTCAACAATGTTCACAAAGTTAGTTCTTGTGATCTCATCGTTAAATTCAAAGAGTTGATCTCTCGCTGCAGCAGATATTGCTTCTTCTATGAAGATAAACAATCTACGAACATTGATACGATCAAATGCAGATGCTTTTCCAAATCCAGTCTTGTCACCGAATAGGATGATTCCAGCTCCGGGTGAGAAGATCACAGGGTTAATTCTATTTCCGTATAGAATGTCTCTCTGTGTCTGATTTGGTGTATATGCAAGTTTAACTGCATTTAAGATTCCACCTCTTGCTGTACCAGCAGGTGAGAACCAAGGGAAGTTGTTGATGTCATTTCTAGCACAAGTTCCAGCAATGTCACCATTTAATGGTACATATCTGAATGTGTCAGAGAATCTATCAAACATATACTTGTATCCACTGTCGAATACTGCATATGTTGTTGATGTAAGTGGTGCATAGAATCCAACCACATTATCTGTCATGTCAGCAGCAGAATTCAATGTTCCTGACCCAACTGAAGCATCATTAAGGAATGAACCTCTGTTAGGTGAGATAAATGCTACAACATCTTTTCTTATCTCAGCGATTGAGATGAGTTTGTTTGCTAATGCCTGTGCATCTGCTTGTGGGTAATTTGCAGAACCCATGAGTAAGAAGTCAATATCAAACTCTTCCTTGTTTTCAAACAAGTCATATCCTGCAGTGATGCCACCTAGACTTGCAGTCATTTCTCCTGCGTTGTAGTTTGCACCGCCACCGTAGTTTTTACCACCTGTGAGTGACTTTGTTAAAACTCCAGATCCAGCAAATGAAATACCTTGTGCATCTTGATCCCATGCTACATCTGTCTGTCTTGTAAATCCACCGTGTGCAAACGCAGTAGTAGTGATACCAGATGATGCAAGTGTTGGGCCACCCATTCCGAAAATATTATCAGAATTTGTATAAAGATACTTTCTCCAGTAGGATGGTGATCCAGCAGAGAACTCAGCGTCTTTTGCTTTTGAGAGTCCTAAGTGTTTTTCAAGAACTGTTCCAGCGTTTCCTGTAACTGTTCCTTTGTCATCGATTACAACAACATGAACTTCATCATGTCTTGAACTTCTTGATGCTGCATAAGATGATGTTCCGGGTCTTTCAGCAATTGAGTTCCAATTAATAGTGGAGTTACTTAAAGTAATTTTCTGCTGATCAAACCAGTCTAAAGGTGTTGCTGAAGTTGTTGTACTACCGCCACCTGTGTTAGCAGACATTCCGTAACTGATTACACCAGCACCGAATTTGTATACTCCACCGGGTTGATAGTCTTTTGTAGTCTCAATACCAGCATTTGATACATGTGATACAAACTTGATACCAATTGCAGAACTGTTAACTTCAGTGATAATTCCCTTAAAGTAACCATCAAGTAAAGAAGTTGTACCAGCACCGGGTAAAACTGTTCCTGAAGGAACCGCTTGAGTTACACCAACACCAACTGTTAATGTAGTGATACCTGCTGTAACAATTTGATCTGCTTTTCCATCAATTATGCAAACTTTAAGATCGTTTGCCCAAGATCCGGGGTTTCTTGCTGCAACGATTGTGTTTGATAAGTGATTTAGATCATAACCTTTGTTATTATAATCTTGTGTACTTAATATTTTTATCTCAGGCGATCCATCGTCAGTTGCATTCGCTAGGTCGCTGTCATCCGATCTAACAACACTTAAGATACCACCATATGAAAGATATGATGAAGCAGTCAACCAATATTCATAGTGCTTGTCTATGTCAAGTGGTTCACCGAAGTTATCAATTAAGTCTTGTTCGTTCTCAATTGTAGTAGGCTCATTGACTGGGCCTTTCTGAAAAGGTGCAACTATTGCACCAGCCTTTGTGGTAGCAGTATCTACTCTACCAATAGTCAGGTCAACTTCTCTTACAACGAGTCCGGGAGATGCTAAATTTAGAGGCATCTTTTTTTCTCCGTAATGTCCAGAATTAATCTGAAATTATTTATTGAAAAGGGTATTTTCAGTGGGGAAACCCTGCATGAACTACCAATCTGGGTACTCCCATCTGTTACTTATCTTCTTTTTTGATTTTTTAACTCTTATCTTTGTACAGTCCTTACACTCATATGAATATGAAGATAGAGTACTTCTATTCTTTCTTGTAACATAAAAATCGTCCATGAGAGTTTTAACAACTCCACAGACGCGACATTTTCTTTCTGTAAACAATAAATGCTCTAATTCAATCTGATCATCTAAATCCATTACATTATACTAATAGTTTGTGATCCGTCTTTGTTATCAGTGATTACTATTTTTTTATCTGGAAATGATTTAGAAAGAATTTTTTTAAGTTTCCAATACTTCAGTGGGTTTTTCATCACTATGATCTTTTAATGATTTATAAGCCAACTGAATTCCCTTGTGTTGCAAGACAATTAATTTTGCTTGTGTCATTTTCTTACGGTTTTTTG